GAATGCAAAATCAATTTTTTTTTGTGTGGTGGATTCCGTGATTTCCGTGGCTGAAACCTAGACATCTTCTTCTTCAATTAGTTCTTCATTTTTAAATGTAGCGTTTTGAATACATCTTTGTTTTATAGGTTTTTCATTTAAATCACTAACAAGATTTCCATAAATATCATAACATTTATAACCACCATTTTTACTAACTGTTTTACCAACTCCTTTTTCAATTACACCTATTACTTGAGATTTATTTTGAAATCTCTTTCTCATTTCATTATGATTTAATATGTAAGAAACAATACCACAGAAGCTTTGTCCGTCTTTTGTTTTATAATCATAAGCCAATAAGTTCTTTCCGTCTTCGTGCATTATACATTCTTTTACAAACTTTTCTTCAATATTGATTTCACCTAGATATTCTGCGGTATTTCTTTGAAATCTCATAGGAATATTATTTGTAATATTTGAACCATTATCTCTATACATTTGTAAATATTTCATCAATATCCTCATATACGCCATTTTACGAAGAGGACACCATTTATATCCACTTTTCTTTAATTTATGTCTAGGATTTGTAGGATCATAATCTTTTTCATCTTTATATGAAGTAGTCATTTCTATATTATCAGTTCTACGAGGAATACTATCATCTTTACAAACTTGAGAAAACTGAATAACCTCATTTGTAGATACAATAATAGGAGGAGGTTTAATATCTTTTCCTTCACTCATATACAGAGTTCTTACTTTGATTTTATCACTACAAAGATTTTTGAAAATAGTATTATTCCATTTACCATCAGGCTCACTAATAAATGCTATTCTTCTTTGATATAATCCATAAATATTAGGGTCATTCATTTTTAATCCGTGCTTCATACTTTCGGGATTTAATGTATAAGCATATTCTCCAAATCCTTCTTTATTACAATCTTCTTCAAATCCTTTACCATTCGCACCTTTTCCAATTTTAATAGTAATCTTTTGTTCTTTATTACTTATTTCAGCACCCATTAAACTTCTTGAAGTATTTTGCATACACCATTCATATTCGCTTTTTGTTTCATAATTATTTCTTAAATCCTCTTCTATTTCTTTTTGAAATCCTAGAATAGTATCTCTAGTTTTTTCATCACATTTATCAATATCTATAAAATCATATCCTACACTCATTCTTACATATTCATCATTTCTACACGCACGAAACTCTATTTTATCTTTCAAATCTAATACACCATTATTAAAACCCAATAGATAAGGGTCTTTATCCAGTTTATCATAAAAGTCATTATCGCAAGTTTGAGTTTTCACCGCACTACAAATATTATTCAATTTAGCTTCTTTACGAGTATAATCTCTTATCTTTTCTAGTTTTGTCTTTTGTTTTTCTTCAACACCATCTACCATCATATTAAAGTTTTCTTCAAAATCTCCAAAAGGATTTTGTTTCAACATCTTTTCATTATCTTTATACAATTCATTCCATCTATCACTTAATATCATAACACCTTTACGATATTGTGATTTTGTATTGATATTTGTTCTCCATTCATTTTTAATCAATCTATTTACATATCTTATAAACATACTCATATATTCAGTATATTCTCTTTTGAATTGAATATCATTTATAATCTTCCATATACCAGTTCCTTCTTGTCTTTTAAACAATTCACCTGTATCAATCTTATCTTTATCTTTTTTTGCGGTAGTCATTATAACTCCTTCTTGTTTATCTAAAAACAATTCCGCCATTTGTTTTTCATCAGTAAATAAATTATATACTCCTTTTCGTGTAATACCATAGAAATTATAAAACTTATCTTCATATTTAACCCATTCCTTTTTTGATAATGTTTCTTTCATTTTTTCACCTTCGTTTTGTGGTTTTAAAATGATTTCCAAAGTTCTTAAACCACTACTTTCTTTCAATTCCATATTTACCTCTCTTAAAAAGTCTTCAATACTATTATCACTTTCTTTGAATAATCTTTTTTCAATCATAATACCATCGTGAGCTAATATACAACGAGTATTAACTGGTTCAAGAATATCCATTTCAATTGCTACATCATAAACAATTTTCAAACATTCCATTTCGCACATATGATACACTTTACAAATGAAAGAACGATGACGCTTTTTCTTATCAGTTATTTTCTTATCAATAAAAGTTCTTATTTCCTTCATTTCATCGTGATTATACAAAACCATAATATTATTAGACAACTCTTCGTGAAATGCTTTGAGATATTTATGGATATTGATATTTTTGTTTAGAGGAATACAGCCTATTTGTTGAAGATAATTTATACAATCACCTCCAAAAGTTTCCATAGTAAATAACATTTTAGCTTGATCTCTATCAACTTTGTATTCTTCCATTACATCTTTTAATACTAAATCTCGGTGCATGATGTAATAATACAACATAGGGTAATCTAGTTTATATTTTTCAAATACACCACATAGTAAGCGTTGTGCGGAACATTTAAAATCAAAGTCATAATAAAGTTCATTAGTAATAAAATGGCGTAATTCTCGTAGTATTTGAGATAAACTCATAGAACCATTAGGATAAATACGCCCATTTATATCTTTCATACCTAGATTTTTACTAAAATTAGTATAAAATACATCTAATTCATATCGTTTCTTACCATCATCTAATTCAATAACATCTAAATTATCCAGTATTTTTGTATAAAACTGATGATAAGTTTTTAAAGCATATTGTTCGTCATCACTCGTGATTTTGATTTTCTTTTTTTTACCATATACATCAATCTCTTCTAATTTACCAAAGTAATCAATTCCATAATGAAGTAAAGCCATATTCAGTTTATCCGCATCAATTACTTCTTTAAAAGTTTTATCAACAAATAATTCATTAGACATATTAGTTCCAATATTCCAGTCAAAAGAACCCACATTACGAGAAGGAAAATCCTTTTTAGCAACAGCCACCATATTCACGAAATCCACGACCTTTTTTTTTAGTTTTTTAACAACCTTTTTAGGAGCTTTAGGAGAAGCAGTAGCGGTAAAAGACGGCATATTTGATTGTAAAGGAGAAGATTTAGTTGTGTTATTTTCCGCAGAAGAAATCAATTTTTTTTTTTGAGAAGCCATAATTGTTGTTTGTGTGTGATATATAATATAAAAAGATAATCTTTAAGTAAATACACCAATAACATTTAATTTTTAAGATATTCTAATTAAACTCCTTATCATATTCCTCTATGCTTTCATAGGCATTACCATTATACAGATTGAATACGAACTTTCTAATAGGGCTATTACTGATGTAATTCATAGGTTCAATAGCCCCAATCTCACACCAAGTTTCTATATTCATAACATTTACAACATTATACTGATATAACACTTTATACATATCGGTTCTACAACAAGGACACAAAGGTTTTGATTTTTCTTCAAAAATGAATCTAAAATTGGTTATATCTACCATCATTAAACTTAGACAATCATAACATAGGTTTTGTTCTTTACATATATCACAATAGTTAATACTATTCTGCCCCTTTTTCTCTTTCATCTCTAGGCATACGGCACATTTGAAAGAAGCCATTTTGTAATGATTTGTTATTGTTTCGTTTGTTTGTTTCGTTTGTTTGTTTCGTTTGTTTGTTTGTTGAATTACTAATGAGATAGATGAAATCAACCCAATCAATTTTTAGTAGGGAAGACACAAAACCTAGAATGTCTAGGTTTATAACCTAAACACTTTGAATATAAAAAATAGTTCCAATAGTTCCAAATAGTTCCAAATAGTTCCAAATAGTTCCATTAAGATTTCTTACTCGTGGATTTCGTGATTTTAGTGGCTTCATCTTTATCCTTTTCAAACAAATAATAGTGATATACAAAATCAACCATACCACTCATTTCTTTTTATATGTTGATTTACTATTAGGTTTTCTTTTAGTTTCTTTCTTTTTCTTTTTTTCAACAATCTCCAGTAATCTCTTCTGTTCTTCTGCATTCTTTTTAGTCATAGGTTTTTTTGAATATTCCTTTCCACTTTCCATATTCTTTACCGCAAATCCACTACCTTTCTTTACGATCTTATAAGGCATCTTCATTTATATTTATATTATAATTCTATATATAAAATGGCTTACGGAGGTTCTTCTTCTAAACCTATGATAAAACCTATGATGAAACCTTCATCTACAACTAAACGAAAATTAACAGATAAAGAAAAAAAACTATTAAAGGAACATCACGATAAAGTTCCTCACACAAAATCACAAAAATTAAGAATGGTTAATGCTATGTCTAGGTCTTCAAAAAAATACGAGAGTAAAGCATCTATTAACGCATTACATAAACAATTATTCGGTAAGTAATAAATGAAGTCGCATATCACTCTTTAATTTATTATTTGTTGTATAATACTCTCTATATTTACATATTCTTCCATATTTGTCTTCTCTTTGTATTTTTAAATATTTAGGGCATATATCAGTTATAATGAACTCGTGATTACTTCTATTAGGAACAATTATTCTATCACCTATTTTCAAATCACTATGATTTTTAAAGAATATTTCCTTTTCTAATTCGTAATTGATAGGCATATTGATTCTGTATAGTCTAATACTGATTAACTTAGATAAAAAATAAAATCAATTTTTTTAGTAGGGAGGAAGCGGTGCTGATGCTTTTAATACATGCACTTCTAGTTTATCTTGTAAAGTTTTCATACCATACTGGCGTATATAAGACCTTATTTTATTACATTCTCTACAGAAAAATACTTTATTATTTCCTTTCTCATTAGTATCACTACAAAACACGCACGAGTATTTTTTTCTTTTAAACAATTTCATTCTTCTATATACATATTCAAATATATACTTTCCAGTAATTCTTCAATAAGTTTAGGAGGGATTCTATATCTTTCATATCTAGTTGTAGGATTAACTACTTTTGTAAAGTTTGAATCAGCTCTTAATAGTTCAAGTGTTTTCTTTTGAAACTTCATATTACCTAATTGATTTTTATGTAATATTCTATACTTACCTTTAATAGGTGTTTCAATTTTAATAATATTTTCACAATCTTTTTTACAAATCATAGGAGGTATTACTTCAAAATTAGTCGCAAATATAGTAGGTTTTTGATAACCATAATCACTATATTTACAATAATCGTATCTATTGTAATACAAGTCTAGGTTTTCATACTTTTCTTTTATGTATTTCCACATAGAAGATGTGTTAGGATTTTCAAGCCAATAGTATTTCGGCTGAAAATACTGGATTATTTCAAATATCTTATCTACCATAGGTTTTCCATATTTATCAATTTCTTCTTCTAGGATTTCTTTTGTAATGATTTCACCATTAGAACGAATAGCTTTACAAGGTCTTCCTATCCAAGAGTTCCTCAATTTACTCCAGTATAAACACACTGGACTTGCGGTGATTATATCAAAATGATTAGGAAGATATTCTTTATAATTCCATTCCATTATATCCGCAAGTATAGTAGGTTTAAATCGTGGTTCAATATCAACTGAAATACATTCAATATCATATTCTTTCAATACCTTTCCAATACTTCCAGTTCCACTAAACAATTCTAGGCATCTCATCTTTTTTTGTTTCTTATCAATAATCTTATGATAGATTTTATAAACGAAGAACAAAACGACACACACATCAATTTTTTTGATAGGCGATACGAAACCTAGAATATGTTATTTTTTTATTTGTGTTATTTTTTTATATTTAAACATAATATATAACAAATATTCATATTGAATATGACTAATGAAATAATACCACTTGAACCACAAATAGATATGAGTGATACTCCACCAAATCCACAGACTACTCGTAAAGGTTATTTTAGTGAATGGCGTGAGAAAAATCGTGAAAAAATTAGAAATAACTGGAATAGTAAAAATGTTGAAATAGAATGTGATTGTGGATTAACTATTAAAAAATACAATAAAGTAAATCATTTGAAAACACAAAGACATAAATTATTGATGAAAGAAAAAAATAAGTAATAATTATATAACCAAGTATGAGGATAATTCGTATGACTACAACCGACCCTAGAGGTATTTTTGATAATACTTTTGATAGTAATATTCTTATCAAACCTAATTCACAATTAGCTTTAAAATCATGCACTTTTGAAACACAAAGTAAAATTATTGAAATTGATAGTTCTAATAATGAAATCACTTTTCAAGTAGAAACTGGTGTTCCAAATACATTTCAAATTGCTAATGGAAGTTATGATAATTTTTCTTATCAATCTCTTTTTGATGATATGATGGTTGAAGCTAATAAAAAATTAGTGAAGACATCAAGCGTTAATCTAGGTATGGAAGTTTTCTATGGTGTTGAAAAGAGTGATCCTACAAGTGGTAGATTCGTTCAACAATATTTTCAAGGAGAATATTTAACTGGAAATGCTAGACAAACCGCACAAGGCGGATACGCAACTGGAGAATTAGGATTACAATTAACAAAAGGCACTACTGCGTGGGCGAGAACTGGTGGAACAACTGCAGCTGCAGAAGGACGATTTAGAAGTGATTTTAGCGGAGCAACAGGACAAGCCTTCGGTGATTCTTTTATGTATGGAGATAAATATATAGCTCGTGGTGGAGGTCAAACTACATTTCAAATTAGAAAGGTTGATATGACGGTAGGAAACGAACAAGGTATTTTCGGTTTTACTACAACAAATCCTAATACATTTACATCAGCAAATCCTCCTACAATTAACGATATAGCGTATGGTGTTGCTATTACAAATACAACTTCGGCAACTGGCGGTGCTGGTGATTTTTATGATTCAGTCGTATTCGGCACAAGAACTCCAAGTGCAGCACAACTTTATTATCACGGATTAGGAAGTAATGATAATGATTATATTAGAATGGGTGTTAGTGGAGGACAAGTATATTGTGATATTCATTCAGTAATCGGTGGTGTTAATACTACTACAACCATTTTAAGTGAAAATTATACTTTTCCAGACAAATTATATCCTATATGGGTTTCCCTTACAAGTGGAGCGAGAGGTGGAACAAATACCGATTTTGTTTTTACAAAATTACGCTGGACTACATCTCCTAGAGAACCACAAATACAACCTAATCCTTCATTTATAACTGATGAACTAGGAGCAAATAGACCACCACAACCTTCAAGAGCAGTTCAAGATTGTTTTATGGAGTTTGAAGGAGATACATTAGCGAACTTTTTAGGATATAGATTTACTCGTAGTCCATCTGTTCCTGGTTCATTTACTCCAATTCCATCAAGAGCCACCGTTCCATTTACACAATTTCATTATGAAGTTGCTGGAGATGAATTATTTAAACCTACAGCTTTAAGCGACGCATTCATAATAGAATTACTAAATCTTCAAGTAGATTCTTATGATGGATTAACAGAATCTAGAAAACCATATTTAGCAGTTGTGCCTCGTAGCGATAAAGACGGTGAAGTAATATACGATACTACATTTCCAGTATTCGTTGATTTAAGTAATTCAACACCACTTAATTTAAGAAATATTAAAGCAAGATTATTGAATAGTGATGGAAGTGAAGTTTTAATTGAAGGTTTAGCTTCGCTAGTTATTCTCCTTAAGGAAAAAGGAGAAATCAGTTGATTTAGTGAATATCGTGAATATTCGTGGTGTGTTATTTTTTAGTTGAAAATATTATATTCCTATAAAATATAAATCTAGGTATGAGTGAAAAAACAGACGAGATTTTTGAAGAAGCTCCAACTCCAAAACAAAAGAAACCAAAAAAGGAAATGAGTGCTGAAAAGAAGGCTCAACTCCTAGAAAATCTACGCAAAGGTAGAGAAAAAGCTAAAGCAAATAGAGAAGCGAAGAAGAAAGAAGAGGCAGATAAAAAAGCGAAAAAGAAACCAGGACGACCTCCTGGTGCTAAAAATAAAAAGAATACACCTAAAATAGTTAAAAATGATAGTGGTGAAGAAGAAGTTATATATAATACTCCACGCAAATCACCTCCACCAGCAAGACATCAACCTTTTCAATTTCAAAATGAACTAGATGCCTTTAAAAATGATATGCGACACGAGTTAAAATCTTTTAAACTAGAATTAGCAAGAGAAGAACAGTTCAAACAGCGTGAGAAGGAATTAGAGTTAAAAGAAAAGAAACTAAAAGAAATGGAAGAGAAATATCAAAAATCACTAAATCCACCAAAATCACCGATAGTTGAAAAACCTCAACCTATTCCTGAACCTATTCCTGAACCTATTCCTGAACCTATTCCTGAACCTCCAGCTAAAAAAACAGGAGGATTTTTGTTTAAAGATAATTTACCTGAACCATCAAAACCTATTGATATTCCGCCACCTAAAAAGAATATACAGTCTTTATTTACATATGCGAAATGGTAAGTGATTAGTTTTTGATTTAACTTTTTTAAAAAGTTATTTTATTATATATTAGTGAAGATGCCCTCTCAATATAAAATACTTAAAATGAAAGATAAGTTTGAAAAAACAAATATAGAGCTAGATAAAGTATTTTCTGTTCCACACCGCCTTTTATTTGTTGCGAGAACTGGATTAGGAAAAACCTTGACTTTATCAAATTACTTAATGAACCCTAATTTTCCATATAACGATATATGGACTGGAAGCGATATTTTCATTTTCTCACCCAGTATTTCAAATGATTTTAAACTCCAGCAAATCATCAATTTCAAACAGATTCCGCAAGAAAACTTATTTCATTCTTTAGATGAAGATAGTTTAAATGCTGTATTACAATTTATAACAGAAGAATACGAACAGGCAGTAGCGAATGATGAAAAACCTAGACAAAGTTTAGTTATTTTAGATGATTGTCTAGCACATTTAAAGGATAGAGAAAATGGTGGAGTTCAAGATTTATTTATTAGGGGTAGGCATATAAATTGTTCTGTATGGACTACACTCCAGCATTATTCAAAATGTCCTTATTCTTGTAGAAGTAATAGTAGTGGTATTATTATGTTTCAAACAAACAATAAACAATTAGAAGCATTAGAACACGAACATAACACGATGGATAAAAAAAAATCATTTATGAAAATGGCTAAAGATATTACTAAAGATAAACATAATCCGTTAATTATCAATTATACAAATAGTATGGAAGAAATGTATTTAGATGGTGAGTTTAATGTGATTGATACAAGTAAATACATAGAATAAAATAAAACTAAATAATATAAAAACAATCATGCAAGATTACCAAGAATATATGAATACTCTTTCTTCTGTAATAAATGATAGAAATGAAGAAATAGCTGAAGCTCAAAGAGAATATTCTTCTAAATTACCTGGTATTGAAGAAACTAAAAGTATTATTGAAACCGCTACTGGATTACCAAGTGGTATTTTTTTAGAAAAAGGATTAGGTAGTTTTCTTTTAAAAAAAGAAGGACGCTCGTATTTACAAAAAACCGCTAAAAATGTATTCAATAAAGGTCGTCAATATTATAATGATAAT